ACGCACAATTATTTATGCGCTAAAATCCATTACTAATTTCTTTCAAAAACATTTTTAACGCAATAGCTTGTAATTCAGGTGAATATTTCCTTTCAAGTGTCTTTTCAAGTCTATCAATGGCAATTTCGACAAATGTGCCATCTTCACCAATAATAAATTCTCTATTCTCCAAAATCCCCTCTACCATAGCTGATTGACAACTTGGATCTTGAACAGCATCAACACCAATAAGACGATAATCTTTATTGACAATGCCACCACCACCAAGAGACCCAACACCTTTAGTAGACACACCAAACTTTACTTGTTCATCAATAAGCGTTTTAAGAATTTTTCCATTCGGTGTATCAAGAACTTTTGCAACTCCAATTCCTTGATTTCCTTGCATATAAAGTTCTTCAATTTTGTGAGAAATTTTACCTAAATCAATAGTTGGAGAAGTTGAATGGTCTAATTCCCCTACACTATTACCAGTAAGTATAGCTTCATCATAATAACGCTTTACTTCTCTTTCAACTATTGACAAAGGATATATTCTTTTATTCTTATTTCTAACTTCCGCTTCGAGAAAAACACCACGAATTTTATATTGTTTTGGTTGTCCTTCTACCGCTTCGGCAATATATTCAATGTCGTTTTTGTGAACGAACTCTTGAATTAACTTTGCCATATTTAATCCTCTTTTGTTTCGATTCCATTAAAAGAATCTTTAACCGCTTTAATCTTTTCTTGAATTTTAGTATCAATCTTCTTTGCAATTACAGATTCAATGTCTTTCTTCACATCAACGACATCACCAGCTTCAATCCTACCAAGTAGGGTATCTTCCGACCAATTCATATTATTTCCTTTCTCTAAAATAAACTCTCTTTAATTATTTATATACCATTGTTAATGAACGTTCTCCAACTCTCACTTATCACATTTTCCCCGCGCCTAACATATGCTTCTGTTTGCTCTGCATTTGATTGTGCTCTTTGTAAAGGTGTTTCTACTGGTTCACCATCACCATCCACATCTTGAGTTACATCAGGTGGAGTTGCATCCATACCCTGCGCCGCTTCTTTTAATTTAGCTTCAAAAAGCTGCTGATTTTTTTCATACTCTTCATCTGAAAAAAGAAACATGTCTTTCAACACAAAATCTTTATCAAAAAACTTATCCGGCTCTTTATAGTTTTCAGGTGTCATTATGAAACTACTCGCAGTTCCCAAAATAGCAAGTTTAGTTTCAAGTAAATCATATTTTCTATATTCTGCAAACAAATTAGATTTATGAAAAAACACCTCATATAAATCTCTATCGATATATTTTTCATCAAATCCACGCATTGCAAGTAAAGTCATAAATGGATTCATCAACACTTCAACAAATATATTCTGTAAACGATTTACATAACTTGCAAACTTAACCTCTTCACGACTTATTTCACCCATCTTTCCGCCGCTATATGTACTCGCTGATGGATCTTCCCATCGAGAGCGCGGAAGTTTCAGAGTTTTGTAAAGTTTACGAAGGAAATAATCAACGTCCGTCAATTCACCTAAATTCATACCCCCATCAAGAGTATCAACAGAAGTACCTTTACCTTCATCACTTCTGGCAAACCAATAATCTTCACTTATTGACTGTAAATTAGCAGTTGAATCTACATCACCAGTTTCACTGTTATATTTGACTTTCTTTTTATATCGCTGAATCATACCCTTGATATATGCCTCAGCTTTACCTTTAGGCATTCTACCAACATCAATGTTCCATATTCGTCTTTCTGGTGCCCTAACCAACCGATATACCAAAATCGAATCTTCCAAGCTTCTAAGCATGTTATATGGCTTAATTGAAGCCTCTAAATAACCTCTAACATCATACTCATCTTTACCAATACGAAAATATTTAACATGTACAATCTGATTTCTTGCAAATTGTTTTATTTCATCCCCAACCGTTCCTTTATTACTTACTTGCTTTTGAACATAACCAGTTATTTCATCACCCTCACGAATAGGAAACATAGTATATGGTGGAAGAACTTTAAATCCAATTATGTTATCTTTCTTACTATTCATTATCAATTCAAGATAAAGTTCTCCATCAACAAGCCATTTATAAAAAAGATTCCACCCATTTCTATTCAGCTTATATACTTTATCATGTAGATAATCGAACGTCGCGCGGATTCTCTTCTTTACAAGATCATTCATATCATCATTTTCAAAATTAAGAACTGCGATAGCATTATCTTTCTTTACAATGGCCTCATCACATATATTATCGAGTGCATCTGAAACTTCAGGAGACAATGCCATTTCTCTATATTTATGCACTCTGGATTTCTTATTTGAAAAATATTGTTCAAAATCAAAATCCATTATATGTAAATCAGCATAGCTATCATAATTATCAGAAGTCTTATGTTCTAATTCTTCCTGAGTTTGCCCCTGAGAATTATCACTAATTTGTTGCTGAGTGTCACGCCAAGATTTAGGTATGAAATTCAAAAAAAACTTAGCAAATGGATTTATCTCTGCTATTTGACCTGTATATTTCATCAACGTCCCTTATGAAAAATTTTATATAAGTATTTATGCTACTACGGCACAAACTTATTATACCGCATCCTAATGTCAGCTATGTTCGCATCAAAATACGTTCTTGCAAAAAATGCACTTACTTCCTTGAATTTTCTTAAATCAATAGCTCTCGCGTTTGTTATTCTATCAAGTCTATACTTTCTTATAGCCACTTTCGTTTTTCTTAACACTTGATAAACTTTAGGATAATTTAATCCATATATCCTATAAACCGGCTGTCCACCCAATCCTCTAATTCTTACAGTTTCATCTAATCTTCTTGACAATTTTGATATTCTGTCAAACCAAATCATTCTTGGTTTTGGGGGCATGTGGTGAAAATTCATACCCAATGCATATTTTCCCCTAACCTCGAATATAAACACTAACGGTTCATAATCATACAATCTAAGCTCTTCCCTCGGATATTCCTTGCTAAAATTGTAGTGATAAGAATACATTCTTCCGGGAACTATCTTTCTTGTAAACTTAAAATTAGTTCTCAGATATTTGAAATAATCACTTATAGACCGTAAACTATATCCATCGGGCTTCATTTATCTTTTCTTGATTCCATGTAAATATAAAACTCTTCTTTAATGTCTCTCTTCTTTACGTTTCCTAATCGCCTTGCATGTACATAATCGCCCATTGAAGATAGGTTAGTTGAAGCAGAACTTTCCTCGTCAACACCAACCATCTTTTTAAGTATACCAATAACCAATTGATAGAAATCTTGAGAATCTTCCTTTACTTCTGGATATTCTTTCTTAACTATCTTTTTGGCTCTTGAATATAAGTCTTCAACTTCTTTTTCTGATTTATTTGTTTTTTTCGCAAAACTCTGAATAACTGCCGACGGCATAATTTATTCCCCCACGTCTTCATCAAGCAAGATTGTTTTAAGTAAATCATCAATAGAACAATCAAAACTTTCTGCAACGTTAGATAAACTTCGTTTTATTCTTTTTATCTCAGCCTTTTGTTCAACACTGCCACGAACCACCAACTTATTATAGAACTGATTTCTATCTCTTGTTTGTAACCAAAGATAAGTATGAAGATTAGACATTTTTCCTTTAAGCAAACGTCTAATCTTAAAAACTACTCTATCAAGTAAAGTCAATGCTTCTTTCTCCTTATCCGTTTCAGGCTGCTTAATCACTCTACCATCTTCGTTTATTAGATCAGCTTCATAAGCAGCGGTTTTTGTAAACGGAGTCATCAACTTTTTCAAAAGAATATAGGAAATTACACTATCAACTTTAACACTGTCTGACATTATCGAAAGAACCTGTTATAAAAAGTACTAAACTCATTAGATTCACCAACAACTTTCTTTTCACTACCAATCATCTTTTTAGCTAATTGAGTAGTGTATTCATCAATTGCTTTAATATATTCCTTAGCCATTTCATCATCTTGACTTATCAACCCCTTAATAAGTTGAATTGCCTTATATGCTTCATTTTCATCAACCGACCAATCAGTAGAACCCAAATCTTGTATAACCTTCTTTACATCTACAGCCATCGTTTGCCCCTCACTTTAAATATTTATCCATTTTATTTTCTCTGTCTTCCTTTTCATCTTTAACTTCAATGAAATTATCAGCCATTTCTTGCATCAATTTATTACCCAACTCGGTCGAATATTTATCCATCTCACACATATATTTATCAACTAAAACATCACTCATATCAGCCATTTCTGTCATTTTACGACATGCTTCACGGCGAAGTTTCTTTGATTTTGACCAATTAGTATCAGCCATTTCTTTAATCATTTTTCCCGCTTTAGAGTAACTTTCCTCAGTCACTTTAATGGTGGGAAATTGGGTATAGCCATACATCTCTGCAAGTAAATCTTTAATTGACATTTAAAACCTCCTCTTAATTATTTATATAGGATTAATTTAACTCTCTCCACGTCAACGAACATTCAACATCAACTCCATCTGAACCATCTATTGGACGAACACACAAAACTTTTGTGTCGCTAACTCCACCAATAGTAGAACCTAAAAGAATAGCATTTTCAACTGTTTTACTCACACTGCCGGCTGCACCAGATTGATTTCCACCTGATTCAATAAAACCACCATATATTTTATATCCACCAGTAACAATATTTTCCGTAGCACCTCTTGCAATTTGCACTGTAGAATATGGCTCATCTTGATAATTAAAAGTTCCTGCAACAGTAGGATTTAAAACTATAAACCATTCTAACTTAGAACTCGCAGATTGTACTTGTATAGCTGAATTTAATATCTTTACAGAAGACTCATGCATATTGCTTTTAAGTCTAATACCTAAAATTGCATAAACAACATTTTCATTTGTACACGATACGTGAGTTCCGTCAGTTGATGCATATCTAATCATTCCAGTTTCATCAGTTCCACCTTCTGATATTACAGTAGAACAAATTTGAACCATAGATGTCGCCGGTCCAGTACCATCATTAGTTATTTCTGACCTAATCGGTAAATTAGGAACTCTCATATAAACAACATCTAAAACATTAGTATTCAGAAATTGATGTGTATATATTGGAACACCATCAATCACAAATCCACATCTAACTCTACCAACACCAAGCCATTCTACATCAACAAAAAACAATTGAGTTTTAGTAAAGTCAAGATTAATCTTAGATTTTCCATTTCCATCCATCGTATCCAAATTCCAATTACTTTGCAAAACTTTATTATCAGCGACAGAACCAGAAGCATTTGATCTATTTACGATGTAAACATCAGTATCACTTAATTCAAGAAATATTCCATTATTTTCATCAAATAATCCTTCGCGTTTAGTTATTCCATCAAAACCACCCTGAAAATTAAACGAAAGAATAATTTCCATACTTTTACCAGGCTTATAATTAAATCTCATTTTAGTTTGTCTTACACGTATACCAAATTCATTTTCAGAAACTTTAATTTCTTGCGAACTCTCATAATTATTCCATACTGTACTCGTTCCAGAACCACTCAATTCAACATTATCAAAGTAAAGTGGTTGATTTTCAGAAGCAGACAAACCATAATCATATATATTTTTAGAATCAAATATAGTTGTAGGACTACTAACTCTCCATCTTGCAAAAGCATCTATACTCGGACCGTCATCAGCCGTTATGTTCATTTTTCTAAGTAAACTCATTTATCTCCAACCTTCTATTGAATTAAAACACAAATCAATCACTTCACCATCATACAAAATAAAACTTTGATTTTCACCAAACAACAAATCACTTCCTCGTGGAACAATCTCAACCCAATTTCCACAATTTCCACAATTCAATATTCTAAATTGTCTACCATCAATACCTTCTATTAAATTCAAAACAATTACTGAGTTATCAGTATCTACAAAATGTATATATTGATAAAAATCAACGGTCGATGGAGATTCAGAAATCCTAATCGAACCTGAAATTCTTCCAGATTTTATTTGACTAAGTGCAATTTCTTTTGCATCGGTTTCATTTATACCACTTCCAGAATACCACCAAGAATTTGCAGACGCAGCCTTTTCTATAATAGATTCAACAAAAACATTATCACTTTTCAGTTGACTTATAATATCCGTGACTATCTTATTAACATCAACAGATTTACCGTCATCACCTTTAGGCCCAACATCTCCCCTATCACCTTTAGGCCCAATGAAAGAATCATCCTTAACGATAGTTTTAACTTTACTTTTAAAATCTTCTTCTGATAATAAAAGTTTATCTGAAAAAAGCCTACTAAACTCTTTTCGTTGCCTATCATCAAGATAGTGTTCTAAAATAAGTTTACTTTCACTATTTAGATTCACTCAAAATCCTTTTAATTTTCTCAACTGTATCTTTACTTTCTACAATTTCTTTTCCCTTATCAGTAATATCACAATTCTCATCAATCAATTTATACATAATCATGTCACTTTTAAAATCTTCATGTGTGTTGTGCGATTTGTGATATATGACAAGAGAAACCAACAGCTCATCTGGCAATTCTGAATTATCAACCACATACTCATTAAGAACATTAAGATTCTCAGATATGAATTTCTCTTTAGGTTTTGTCATTTCATCTAATCGTTTTCTAAAATCTTTCACAATATTCTCCTTTAATAATCACCCCATATTGAATCGGGCGATTCTGTTTCAGAACTATCATCATAATCAAACGCTGAAAGTTCATTATCTATAAATTCTGATATGTCAAAATCATCAATATCTTGATTTGTAAATGCACTAATATCACCCATTGTCGCTGAAGTATCTGCACTCAATGAAATGTTAGTATCTGTAAACGGTGATAATGTGAACACCCAAGTATGTTTTCTTTGATGTAACATCTCTTCTTCTTGCCCAACATCCCTAATTTCATATATTCTATTATTATATGAAGTGTATATTACATCTCCTACTTTTGGAATTACAGTGTCACCAGTATCAGCTAAAGAAGCAGCACTGAAATGTCGTTTCGTACAGAACATTTGAAAATTGTCAATACCTTCAATACCAAACCGCGACCACAATTGCTCTTCTTTAGGCAATTCTCCGTGAAGAATTATAGTGAATTTCTGTTTAAAATATCTATCTCCGTCCTCACCAAACAACTTATCATATGACGTATCAAAAGTTGACTCATAATAATCAGCACTCAGGTTATTCTGATTGTACATGTCAGTAATTAAAATTTCATACAATTCAGATTCGTTGTCATATGCCGACTGTGTATAATTGAAATAACCGGACGGTAAAGCTGAATCACTATTCCAGTCACTCATAAATTCCCCTTATATAAAAGAAAAGGTGTTTGACTATTAACCAATCAAACACCTTTCAAAATCCATCTGTACATAATTATTTATATGAGATTGGCTGCTCTATTAACAACCCTACCCTGTTTCTGATACTTTACTTTAGCAAAACCATTATTTTCATTCACATTAACATTGTTTTCCGAAGGCATACCACTTAAAATTTCATTAGCTCTTGACATAGGATTACGTGCGTTAGTAGCTGTTTTAGTTGATTCTTCAACTACCTTGTCCTTAACCTTTTTTTCTTTTTCTTGTTTTTCCCTAACACTCTCTTTTACAATAGTATTACTCTGCTTTAAATATTCCATAAATGATTTACTTGCCATACATTACCGCTCCTTTAAAATTACTATTATCCTTATTGGATTGGAGGATTCATCACTGCCACATATCGACAATCAATTTTCAACCTCCAATTCAAAGAACTATGTTGTTTTCCATCATTGCAACTAATCCAGTTTTATCATTCCAAATGAAACATTCACTGCCCTTCAAAGTTCCAACATATCCTTTTTGAGAATGCCACTGGTCAGTTCCACTAATACTTCTCATATATCGAACAACTACACCCACATATTCCTTGGTTGAGCGATATTTTATTTCTTTTCTGTGATGTAAATGACCAAGATGAAACTCTCTTACCTTAGATTGACTCCACAAATATGGAACTTCTTGAGCCATAAGCAATGGTAAATCTGATTCTTTCTCATCTGCACCGTGAGTGTAACCCAAAAGAACATTACCATGTTTATAATACTTCCTGAACTTTTCAGAGTTATTTACCGTCACGTTTGGATTGTCAGCATAGAACATTTGTAAAGTATCACCAAGATAAAACATTCTCTCAAAATCATGATTACCCGGAACAACAATAACATCAACCGGAGCGAACTGAGAAAGAAAATCAATACCGCCAATTAACAATTCCCTTCCCAACTTATAGACTTTTTGCCACCTTCTATCTTCAACCTGAATAGTTCCCTTGGTTGTTGTTCCCAACATATTGTCAGTATTAAAAAAATCATTACCAACAGGAAAAACTATTCTATTGAAATTGAAAACACTGGCTCTTTTCATTGTCAAATCAAGAGTGTTCATAAACCTATCATATGCTATCGAAGTATCATAATTCTCACCCGATTGAGCATGATAACACAATTTACCTATATGAGCATCATATATGTTTACTTCTGCCAAATTATTATCTTGATTCTTATCAACCTTATACTTAATTGACTTAGTTTTTGGTTTATGAGATTTACAAAGTTCAATAAAATCCTTTCGTATATCTTCATAATCCCAAACCACGTCAGACCGAACGAACGAAACTTTAATTTGATAATTTCTATATGTTATCCCATCTTTAGTAGTAACATCCCACGAATTGATTTTGGGATTGTTAGCAATCCACTTTTGTCTGTCAATTTCAAATAAATCAATCAAATTGTCAAGATTATAAGGAGTATTGCCAGTGGCAACAATTTGCTTATAAGTAACTGTACCAATCGCCTCATTTTCATCAACATCAACATTAGAATTAAAATCTTCTACCTTTTCAACGATTGATTGTTTACAAACATCACAATATTTTTCATCTTTTTTTCTAAATCTACCACACGATTTACACTTGTTCACATATACTCCTAAGAAAAAATCAAATCAACTTATCAATCTCAAGTTTAATAGTTTTGAAATTGAATTTCTGTTCAACATAATATTTCAATCTCTCTCTAAAATGTTCATATAGATAATTTGTAATTAAATTTCCTCTTGAACTGGAATAACTCAAATCATCTATAACATCCCACAAAACCATTTTCTGCTTATCTTTAGACTTTCTAAGTCCTCTGCCAATAGACTGTAAAATTGTAATTTTTGATTTATAACTAGAAGCGAATATGACATTGTGTAATTTCTTCATGTTAAGACCAGTTGACATAGTTTTATATGTACTGACAATTATCAAATTCTCTTCTGTTTCAACCAACTTTCGTATAGCTTCTCGTTGTTCAGTTTTTATCTCCCCATAAATTATAAACACTTTATAATCATCATCTAAATTGTCAATTAAATACTGTTCAACGTTCTTAACTTGCTCTATATGTTGCATCAAAATAAGATTGTTTTGAGGCTTAGGTATCTTTGAAAATATCCAATCAAAAACACACATCCTATCCATTGAACTCTTTACCAAATCAGACTCAAATCTAAATTTTCTCTGTTTGACCTTGGTTCTTTGTTCCTTATAACCTTCAACAGTTTCTTCTGATCCATCTACATCTTTCAATTCCCTTATATATTTATTTATATCCTTAATTTGCTTATCGAAATCAAATATCTCATTTACTATATTTTGCTTATGTTTAAGCAAAATATTTACAATAGAAATGGGCGATATAACACCCATTTCTATACCTTCATCAGACTTAACATTTATCAATTCTGGTCCAATAACCGATTCGATGTTAAGTAAATCATTCATATCTTCTTGCAGCGTTCCAGTAAACCCAATCCTATATTCTGCATTGTCGCACATCTTACCAATCTTATTTATTGAATAGGTCTTTGCAGAATGACAATTAGAAACCAATAAACCATCAGCAACGTAATTGTGATTGTCCTCTACCGATATATTATGCACCACCCCACTGTAGTGCATTTTATGTAGTTTCTTTACTTTCATTTAAACCTTTCTAAATGTGAGTGACTTCACATGAACCACCACTACACGCAACTTCACCGTTTAGATTAGTCGAATCCATAACTTCTTTTACTTTTGTCAAATCAATATTTCTAACATATTTAATCAACTCATTATACGTCTCTTCAGTTATTTCCTCAAACGGTGCTTGAACATAAGAACCTCCATCATATGGCAATACAGAAATGCCATTATATGAATTTCTATTGTCCCACATCCATTTACCAACATTTTCCCACTCATCATCTTTAATTGACACTGTGACAGAAACATTATTAGTGTTGACACCCGACACATGTCCCGGCTTTATCCATTTATCGTGATATTTCTTAGTTCTTTCAAGTAAATCAATTGCCGATTCATATCTATAAATTGCACCTTCTGGAGCTTTAACTGGAATAGAAACAACACCTTCGGTTTCTGGTTTAAAAAATTCATCTTCAACTAAATTAGGTATAGCTCTCTTTAAATATGAATATATAGCTTCATCTTTATTAAATCTCATTCGTCTGATATAATAAGGTGCATACCAAGCATGTATACCAGATGATGAGCCAACAACGAGAGAACCACTACCCTCTGGCTTAATAGTTGTAACTCTTGCCGCTGGATTTATACCTATCATTTTTGAAAATTCTTCATTTGTTTTTTTAGCAATCACAGCAGCTTCTTCTAAATCAAGATGTTCTAATTTTCCAGAACCAATTCCAGTAATACTTACACCAATTAAAGCATCTTCTTCCGTGGTCTCTTTCCAACAATCCCGCAAATAATTAAAATCTGTATATGAAGCCTGTAACGTGCCAATGCAAGACGCTGAATATACTCTATTATTAAAATCTTCTTGATTTTCAACAGTTGAACCATTAACCGTGGTAAGATTACAAAATTGGTATGGCTTCAGAGAAATTTCACAATTATGAGCAATAACACCCTCAACAACCCCCCAATGTGTATCATCATCAAGTGAAAAATCAAAAACCTCCAAAAAACCAAAATCATTTATTTCTTCAACTGTAACAGCGAACCCATTTTCCGATTTTAATAACTTGTCAAACGTATCCTTAGCTTCTATCTCGTCTCCACACATATCCATAAAAACATGGTCGGGTGTACAAACTATCACATTTCCATTTGACAGTGTTAGTTTTATAGTTTTCTTAAACCCGTTCGACCAAACTGTACCATTAACCAATTCTCCCTTAACATTTACAAAACGAAGTTGTTTATCAACCATTCTTGATATTTCTATATAACCATTTTCTGTCAATATTTTAGTTTTACCAGCAAAACAACAAGGATTTGTTCCCAAATCTTTATCATTTGTCCAATAAATTCCCGGCTCACC